CCAAGGCGCCGGAGCCTAGGACCCTTATCAACGAGATAAGGCTTGGAGATAGAGTAATCGCCTATTTCAGCGACGGGACTAGCCAAGAGTTCCAGGTGGGAATGGAGCCCGGCGCGCGCGCGAGGGGAGGCGGTGGCGGCGCTGGAGGCGGTGCTGGAGGTGGTGGGGCAGAGAGCTTTGGAAAAGAGGACGCCACCACGCTGCGCAAAGAGGCCACGACGCAGTTGTCCGAATACCAGAAATTCGGGGATGCGTGGGGGCGGGTGCAAGAGGCAGCCATGAACCCCAGCCCCGCAAACGACATCGCGCTAATCTTCGCGTATATGAAAATTCTAGACCCCACCAGCGCGGTGCGAGAGGGCGAGTTTGCGACGGCGGCAAACGCCGGCAGCATCCCGCAAAGAGTCTGGGCTAGATACAACAAACTCATGCGCGGCGAAGAGCTTAATGCTGAACAGAGAAACGATTTCCTGTCATCGGCGTATGGGCTTGTCAGAAGCCAGCACAGAAACGCACAGCGAATCGTAGACAGATATGGCAACCTGGCTGCAGGTTACGGTGTAAACCCAAAAGCGGTGGCAGAGAATCCTCTCGCTTGGGCCATTGCGCCCAAAGTCAGTAATCAGCAAGAGTTTGACAGGCTGGCGCCGGGAACCTTGTTTGAAGATGCCACCACCGGCAAGTTGAAAGTAAAGCCGAGGTAAAAAACGTGAGCGAAAAGAAAATGGATTGGAGAAACGCACCTCTGGCTGGCGCAGGTGAAGAGCCCGATGCCATTCAGATGACCCCAAGGCAGAAGGAAGAGCGAAAAGTTGGTCTCGCTCAACGCACTGCAATAGAGGGCATCACGCAGGGAGTTTTCGGGATTCCCGCCTTTGCTGGAGATGTTTTGTTTGGAGCCGCTCCTAGCCTACTGACGCAAGCTTTCGGCGGCGAACCATACACGGGGAGCCGCCTGACCCCTTTTTCGTCTAGCGTTAGATATGCAGGCGAAAGCCTGGCGGATTTGCTAGGTAAGCCAAAGCCAGAAACTGAGGCGGAGAAAACAGCTGTTAGATATGGAACCACCGGAATTGCCGCCCTTGGCGGAGCCGGGGTGGCTACTCTTGCCTCAAGATTGCTTCCAAGGGCTGTTTCTGCGCCTCCCGTTTCTGGAGATCTCTTGAGGCCAAATGTGATCGCCCCCGCAGAACGCTCTAGGGTCGCAGCTGCAGAGCTTGGGGCCGCCCCGACGGCGCAGACAGGAGCATCACTTGGCGGAGAGCTCGGCGGGGACATTGGCGTATTAGCGGCGGGAGATGACGCAGACCAAAAAAGATCCGCCGCATTCAGAACCGGCGGCTCTATTTTGGGCACTTTTTTGGGCGGGTCTACTGCTGGCGTGTCAAGTGCCGCAGGATCAACCGCCTCCCAGCCGTTTACTGCCCCAGGCAGAGATATCAGCGTCGGCTCGCTTTTAAGAAACATGGCGACCAACCCTGATCAAGCAATATTGAATCTTCAAAGGTCCAGAGCGAATGTCCCAGGGGTTCAGCCTTTGACAGCTGACTCTGCTAGAGATATCGGACTGGCAGGGTTTGAGACCGGCGTACGGTCTAGCGCTGACATGACCAACCTTATCGCCGCGCAGAGGCTTGCTAATGCGAGGGTGCTTCGTCAAGAGATGGACAGACTTGCGCGCACATCTGACCCTGCGGAGCGAGATGCAGTCATCAAAAAGATGCAGGATATCCGCAACGAAATGACGAGGCCGATGCGCGAGCAGGCCCTTGCATCAATGGACGCAAACATATCTCCAGAATTAGCCCAGAGAGGGATTTCCCTTTCGATAGATGATGTGCTTAAAAAAATCAAATCTAGCGAAAGGGGCGCTGGAGAAGGCGCCGGCGCGGTCATTAATTGGACCCGTGGAAGGCTGAATGATGAGATTTTAGGCAAGGATGTTGAAGGAAACTTCTTCAAAAGGCTTTACGAAATTCGCAAGGATTTGCGTGAAAAAACCCTTGCCTCTACAACTGAAGAACAGACTCGCGTATTTAAGAGCGGGGCACCTGTAGCAGAGGACATAATCCGCGCAATCGACGATATCCTGGATTCGGCTGCTGGCGGAAATAAATCGTGGCAAAGTTATCTTGAAAACTTCGCAGAATCCAGCAGGCGCCAGGAGCGCATCGGATTGTTGCAGGATATTCAGCAGCGCAGCATAGGAACCACAGCAGACATTGAGTCTGGCAGGTTTATGCTATCTGCTCCGGCCATGACTAGAATCATAAGGTCTCGGCAAAGCGAAATAAATGACACGCTCACCAGCGTGCAACAAAAAAGGCTAAATAACATCCTTCTGGATTTGCAGCAGGGCTCGGCTCCTTCTGCGCCTGGCGCAAGGCCGCCAACGTCTGGAACCATAAAGAACATCACGATGGCAAACTTGATTGGCCGGACTCTTGGTGGACAGGCATCTAATTCTGCGGCCCTTCGTACGTTGATAAAGCCGCTCGAATGGCTGACAAATGTGCCAGAAGAAAAGGCTCAGGAGCTTCTGGTCCAAGCGATGATTGACCCAAAACTTGCGGCCCTTTTAATGCAGAAAGCAGACCCTAAAAATGTCACAACATTTAGCGATTCTCTGCGAGAGTCAGCCAGAGGGTCTATATATGCGACACCAAGAAGCGGCCTTTTAGGTCAAGGCGAATGACGACAGACGTGAAACGTTACAATGGCAAGGCCCGGCTCTATTAGAGCCGGGCTATCCAACAGTACCTCATGCGTGGTATACAAGCGCCGCTCGCCAGGCGTGCAATGATGTCGCGTGGCACCCGAGGGATCGCAACCTATGCCCCAGCAGCAGGCCTCCTCTCGTCGCAAGACTGACCGCACCAGCCGCCACGAGCGGCTGCAGATCCCGCGTCGGTTCCAGCTGCACGGCCACGAGGTCACGGTGCGAATCATCCCGCGCACCCGGTGGCCGCACTCGATGGATACCGTCGGGATGTACGACCCGACCCGTCACCGCATCGACCTGCGGGGCGATCTGGGCGACACCGAGCTCCAGCAGGCCTTCTGCCACGAGTGGACGCACGCCCTGCTCTGCGAAATGAACCACCCGCTCAATCACGACGAAATTTTCGTGGACAACCTAGCGAGCTTGTTGCACCAGTCCAGCAGTACATTTTCCACGACTAAAAAATGACCCCCAGGCGGCACCTAATCATCCCCGACGCCCAGATTAGGCCGGGCGCCAACACAGAGCATGTTGACTGGGCGGCGCGAGCAATCGTCGAGTACCAGCCGGATGTCATCGTATGCATCGGCGACTGGTGGGACTTCCCGTCGCTCAACTCGCACAACGAGCCCGGCTCCGAGGAGCTCGAGGGCACCCGGTACCAGGAGGATGTCGAGGCCGGCAACGAGGCATTCCGGCGCCTGTGCGCGCCCATGCAGGCCGAGATTGACCGGCGCATCCGGGGCAAGCGCAAGTACTGGACGCCGCGCAAGGTGTTCGTGCCCGGCAACCACGAGGCCCGCGCCGACCGTGTGGCCAAGCGCGAGCCGAAGTGGCAGGGCACCATCGGCTCGCACAACTGCCAGACGCTCGACTGGGAGCGCCCGAAGTTCCTCGAGATCGTCGAAATCGACGGCATCAAGTATTGCCACTACTTCCCTAACCCGTTCTCGGGTCGACCCATCGGCGGAACCATCACGAGCCGCCTCGGGCATATCGGGTCGAGTTTTGTGCAGGGCCACCAGCAGGGGTTCCTGTACGGGTCGAAGCAGTACCCCGACCATGTGAAGCACGGCCTGGTCTGCGGCCGCTTCTACATCGACCACGAGGGCTACCGCCCGGACGACGTGCAGCGGTCGGAGTGGTCCGGCATCGTGGTGCTTAACGAGGTGCGCAGCGGAAACTACGACCTGATGCCGCTCTCGATGGACTACCTGCGCCGCAAGTTCGGCTGACCGCCGCGCGGCCTAGGCTAGCGCTCCCTCGGGTCCACGCCGGCGAGCATCGAGGCGTACCAGAGCATCTTCTTGGCGTCCTGTTCGACTGAATCCTTCAGCCCCAGGCGCCAGTTGTACTTCGCCACCTGGCCGCGTAAGTACCCGCGAAACTCGGTCGGCGAGAGCTGCGCCTCGATGGCGTCGATGCACTCGATCTCGCCGGCCCTGTAGTGGGCCGGGTTAATGGGGTCGCTCATGTCATCAATTCCACGAGAAGCGCGCAGAACAGCAGGATGCCGATTGCCGCGATGATCGCGTCGCGCAGCAGCCGAAAGAAGGCGTCAAAGTCAGGCGGTCGTTCCATCACCAT